AACTTTCTACGAGCTTTATTACGACTACTCCTATTAGCCCTTTGTTCAGGTTTACCCTGATAATTATCGTACTCTTTGCGGTAGTTTCTAGCCATGTAAGTAGTATAGCTTAAGCTCTTGTAGTGTACTTAAAGTATTACTTTTAAAACCTTTAACTTAAAGCAGTAAAAGGCCTTTCTAAGTAGGAGGTCTTTCTTTCGTCTTTCCCAGAAGGGGCTGGAAGGGGCCTCTAATTGTCCAACCAATTGCTTGTACCTGAAGAGGCACTAGCAGCCCTCTGAAGGTCTTCTAGGGTCCTTGCGTAGCCAAGTACACCCACGTTAAGACCTCCTTCTCCTTGAATAAATTTTCTTTCTAGCTCCCACTGTTCCATTTCTCTACGTTTTATTGCGTTTTTCTCAGTGAGAGCCATATTTTCTGTAAAGTACTGAACAGCCATAGCTAATGCGTCTAACCTATCGTCGTGCTTTATAGAGTTCTTCTCTTTGGTAATTCTCGTCATTTGCCAGAAGAGTTGGTACTGCGATCTGGTTTCTCCTGGGTAGCATTCAGTGGAGGAGATATCCTTAGCGATTATGTCGGTATCTACCATGAGCCTGTGCTGGTTCATGACTGGCTCAAGAGTATCAATAATCCTCGCTTCTTTCTGTTTTGTATGTCGGACCTCTTCGATACTGCATGGATAGATAGTTCCAAGGTAACGCTTAAGAAGCTCACTAAACATACCGAGTCCGAGGTTACTTTCTACAATTATTTCCTTGACCTTGTACTCCTTCGCAATGAGTGTGAGCTTTTTAAGGTTAGTCTCACTGTAACCACCTCTAAGGCCTCCAGAAGCGAGGAGGAAGAGGTTACCGTTAAGGTAAGCGACTACGGCATATCCAAGCTCGTCGCTTCCTTTTCCAGAGGGGTCAATAGCGAGAACAACTCCCGTGTACTCCATAAATTCAGACCCGATCTGTCCAGGTTTGTAAAAGAGATCACCGTGAAGACCCACTGAAGGTAAGTCAAGAGCTTTATCACCGTTAGCACTCCAAATAACCCTGTCAGGGCCTTGTTCTCTATGAAGTCTAAAGATACATAAATCTTGAAGTTTAAGGGGGAATCTTTCTTCATCAGAGAGGCTAATATCAAGAAGGAACTGGAGGTTAAACGTGGACCTACCAATGGATTCCTTTCGAGCTTCTAGTTCCTCCCAATCAAATCTTCCAGGGTCTGTAGGGTGACCTGCAAGAGTTGAATCATCTTTTAATTGAGATTCAATCTTAGGAGCTAACCGTTCTCCGTAATAGTTTTTAAGTTTAGCTGCAGTCGGATAAAGAGCAGGCCAAATACGAGGGGAATAGCCAGCTAGTTCTAACTTTGCGTAAATACTGTCTTGGGTGTGAGGAGTACCAAGGAAAACAATTTCTCCTCCAGGTTTTATAACTGAGTCGAACTCTTTAATACTTTCTCGAAGCTTGTCTCTTATAAGTT